AAATGTAAAGGGGGTACACTTTTCTTGGATTTTTCACCCATAAAACGTTACCCATGTCAAGAAATCTTTTATTTTTTATTATTTAAATTTTGAAGAAATTACTTGATTTAATTTAACAAAAATGTTATTACTATACTTTATTAATTTTGTCAAGTAAATATTCATAAAAAATGTGATCTTAATTTGATCACTTTTACTTAATTATTTAAGATGAAAACCTTGCTACTAATTTCACCGTTAGGCTACTTTCACAAGGCTTTCTAGTAAAATCATCACGGACTGTATTACAAGGCATATTCAGTACCCACCATTTGTCGGCACGTTTCACCGTGGAAAACCCGATCAAAATATAATATGGAAGTCCTAATGTCTTACTCTTTCAAGTATAACATAGTCTTCCATATTTGTCAAGTATTATTTTCTTAATGTAATAAAGAACCTTTCTTTTCCTTGATAAAAATCATTAGCAAATCCATCTAAATTATAGTCAGTAGTCTTTATTAGATTCTCAACATGTATCATACACATTTCTTTATTAGAAAAAGTTAATTCTTTTACATCTTTAAGTTTACCCATTTTATAAATATTTAAATGTAATTTAACATTCTTTTTATCTATGTATTTAACATCAACATTTACTTGTCTTTTCTTATTTTCTTCTATACTAAATTCCATTATTTATTCCCCTCTAATTTATTTCTGTAAAATTCATATTTTTTAAAATCTTGTTCTTTACTATTATTATCTTTTTTACCAGCTCTATACCAATATTTAAGCATATTCATTTTATAGAAACCATTCATTTCTTCTTTAGTGAACAATTTTTCACCAATAGATATAGGATCAACACCATTATCATGATAATGATTAGGTTTATTTATAATATCTTCTTTTCTATTATCACTTTCATTATCTCTTTTAACTTTTTCTTCATATCTACATTTATTACATAATAAATCTTTCATTGACGTAGCTTCATACTTCCAACATTTACAACACATTGTTACCATCAATATCCCTCCTTAGCTCTACGAATATTTTCTTTACATTTTAACTCATAAGCTTTAAATAAATCTTCTAAACTATATCCTAATGTTAATCCTAATTTATATAAATCTTTATAAGCACATTCTATATCAACATAATCATATAACTTATTATATTGTAAATTATAATAGTAATATTCAGGTTTATCTAAACTAACTAAGTATTTAATTTTATCTAAATCATTTAATTCATTCTCAAAACCATATGTAATTGCTATACTATTCAAGAAAGCTAAACAATCAGACCATTCATCTTTAATTCTATTATGATCCTTAATATGTGATTTCTTCCAATATTTAAAGAATCCGATTTCATTAGCTAATTCACCTAATTCAACATGAAAAGCTATTTTTCTTTCACTCAAAGTATCGTGAAAAGGTTTAGAAATCTTCTCTTTAATATTTTGATCAACTTCTAATTGTAAACTAAAAGCTTCCATCATCATAATCCCAATTCCTCCTGCAATTTACCAAGATTTTCTTCAAACCCTCTATAAACATTTTTACCAATGACAATAGTAGGCAAAGTATTTGATTCTAACTCTTTTAATTCTTCCATGAATTTACTTTCAGTTTCCACATTTCTCTTCTCAATATTCACAGGTGTAGGACAAGCGGAAAACATAAATTCCGCTCGCATACAATTAGGGCAATTATTCTTAGTATACATAATAATATTCATCTTATTAACCAACCTTCACAATAGTAATTTTTTCAAAGTTATTATTTTCAATAAATTTAGGTATTTCTGTTGCTTTAATAGATTTATATTCACCATCAACAACTTTCTCTAACATACCATCAAACTTAGTATATTCAATATTATAAGTCTTCTCATAATCACCTTTAGATTCCCTATAATCTTTAAAATTATCTTTGATATCAGTTATCTGATCATCTTTTAATTTCAATTGGTTGTTTTTACTTTCAAAGTTCTCAACAAATACATTCATCTTTTTTAACTCATCTTTTAAAACTTCATTCTCACTTTTAAGTTGATCAATCTCTCTCCCCAACTCTTCTTTAGGAGACATCATATATGATTCATACTTATTCTGCATATCATTATATTTAATTGTCTTCTCTTCAATAAAATCCTTTAATTCTTTAATATCGGCTTTCAAACCCATTATCTCTAATTCATAATTATTTTCCATTTCAATTCCTCCTATGCTCTTCTATCTGATAATCCAATTTTTAATCTACGATCATTTAATAATTGTCTATTTTCTATTTCTAGGTTTTCATTTCTACTTTCCAACTCTTTTATCAATTCCTCGTTAGATTCACATCTAATCAATAAACCCTCAACAATTTTATCTTTATCAGGTCTTTCTTCTTTTGTTAAACTCCAGTGATTCCAATTATCTGAATCCATACCAATCAATTCTTCAGCATCTTCTTTCAACATTCCGTTTTGTTCATATTCTTTAACAACACCGTCAACATCATATATGTATTTTAAAGTGTATAATTGTTCTTCTTTCTCTTCCAATTTTATAAGTTTTTTCATTAAATTATCAATAGTTTTATTTTTTCTCTTAATCTCTTCATCTTTTTTATTAATTTCTTTAGTGAAGTTTTGTTTTGTTTTTAATGATATTTCTTCCCATTTTTCATTATTTCCTTTAAGTTTTTCAATCTCCTCATCTTTTTCTTTTAATTCTTTTTCTATTTTTTTATGTTCTAATTTATACATTTTAATAGTATTCTCTAAAACTTCCTTCTCCTCCACAACCTTCAAATAATCCTCTTCTTTAACAGTTGTAACTATTTCTTTAGACATAAAATCATTAATCAAAATTGTTTCATACTTTCTCATCCTCATTACCTCCACATAAAAAGGGAACAAGCTATTAACCCGTCCCTTATTTAATTGTATTTGTTTTATTTCCTACATTTAATATAGCACTATTTTAATAATCAGTCAACAATTTCTACACCAATTTGAGCAAAAGTTACATTGGTTATGGAATTTGATGGTCTTCCTTCTAATTCTGTTACAATTTCTTCTAACTTCTTATTTTGTATAGGAACAGTAACAATAGTTCCTCCACTTTCTTGATATTGATATTGGCCTCCATAACTGTTTAAACCATTATCATTATAGATAACATCAATTTTAACTTCATAAATACCATAATCACCAGTAGATTTAATAGTAAACTCTATCTTATTTTCATCTACAATATCTGATGCATACGTGGCTAACAATTTTTGTTTATATGTTGTAGTATCATTATTATAAACACCTTTATCACTTGATCGTAATTCATTTTCACCATCATCTAATTTTGATTTATAATAAATATCTCCTTCTTGATACGCTAAAATAGTATCAGGAGGTAAAACAAAAGTAAACTTTAAAATATCATCTTTACTAACTCTCAATTCACTACCATAAATTTGATCATACTGAGTTTGCGTAAATTCCACATCATTAAAATAAGCAATATTAGGATTTTCTACTACACTACCAGATTTTTTACCTTCAAAAGTTAAAGTCTTTGTTACAATAGCCATTACACTTCTCTCCTTTTATTTAATCTACTTCCTAGATAAATAACAACACCAGTCACCATACTACCAATACAATAACTTGCTGCACAATATAAAACTGTCACTTAAAATATCCCCATTTCTTTAATTCAATTGATAGATTTGTTCTTTTAACGAATAAATTAAAAGCGGCTCTTGGTTTATTAGAGTGTAAGAATCTAGCGTTCTTACTATAAATTTTATTTAATCTATTCAATTCTTTCAACATAACTCTTACTTGTCGTTTCACCCCCTCACCTCCACATATTCAACATAGAATTTTTCCTTTATTGTATTAAGGTTTTCAGCGCTTCTAATAGCTAATTCCCTTGTCTTATATCCACTAAATATACTCATTTTTTCTCTATGTATAACAACCCACATCATCTAAACTTCCTTTCTATATCTCTTAACTGTTCTTTACACATATCTAACTCATTTTCACTTATACAATAGTCAGCATATAACTGTTCACATTTATCTTTATAATAATCTCTTTCTCTTTCATATCTATCAGCTCTTTGTTTTAAAAGTTTATAGCGAAACCACCATAATCCATCAAACATTGGCTATACCTCCACAATTGAATATTTCGGATATCTGTAATCTATCATAGCATCAACTAAATATTCTTTCAACTTATTTTTATCTTTACAAATGATATAACCTCTAAAGCCTTTATTCTCAAACATTAGACCAACATACCATTGTTCCCATTCACTTTCTCTACTACTATTTGTTGTTGACCTCAAAGCTCCCTGCAAATAAGCATCTAATGTATTATCATCTAGAAGGGAAAAATCAACATCGTTGATTAATCCCAATTGAGTATAGATACTATACATAATCCCAACTTTAATTTTGGTTTTAAATTTATAAACATTCTTCTCAATCATCTCTCCACCTCTTTTAACTTCTTAAGTTTTTCAATTACTTTATCTAAATCTTTTATATCAAAAGTAACTGTATTATTATCGCAACCGTAACCACCATCACTTATAAAAACTTCAGTGTAATTTTCACCGTATTTATCTTTACCTATTTTTAAACTCATCTCTACCCCTCCTTTTTAATTTCATTTATTAATTTAACAAGTTTCCAACAAAATTCGGTAGATTCTTTTTCGCAAGCTAAATCAATAAGTTTTGTTGTTTCTATTTTTTCCATTTCTTCCTCTCCTAATTCAAACTAAACTTTCTAATTCTCAACAACGTTCCACCCTTAACCTGACTAGGCATAAGTTTTCCTACACCTCTCCATTTAGGTTTAACAGGATTATAAGGATCAACTTTTAAACCAATATTAAATTCATCAAAATCAACAGTATCACCAATATGTTTCTGCATACCTGCACACTTTAAGTTCTTATCTAATGTTCTTTCTTTTTCATTTAGTTTCATCCACTCTTCCTTTGTAACATGTTTAATTGTTTCTGACATGTCGCCCCATCTGTCTTTCTTAATCACTTTCTTAGCAAACAACATTTCACAATATGTCTTAGCTCTAATGAATTTAGCATATTTAAATTCACCTTCTTTATCCCACATGCCTAATTCATCAGGATCAATCTTATGTAGTATTTCTTTAGGTGTATCAGTTCCAGTTAAATGGATTGAGTCAGTATCACAATAAACAAATCTATCATAACATAACATAATTGTAGAAACTAATTCTTCTCTTGCATAAGCTGTTACAAAGCTTGCATATGCTGTATAAATAGGATCACCAGGTGGTGGATCATCATCTTCAACTTTAAATCCTAAAGCGCCCGTTTCCTCATCTAACATTGGTTCTACATTTAGTTTAATGGTATTCGTTCCAAACTTTCCATATGGTGAATTTAACATCAATTTACTCAGAGATTTCAATGCACTATTCCCATCTTTACTAGCTTGTATTTTAACTTGAATCCATTTATCAATGTGATCTTTAAAAATACCAACTTTCCCTTTAAACATATATCCACCATCATATGTAACATCGTCTAAATGGTAATGCTCTTTAATTTGTTTCCATTGAACATTTGTTACATACATTGTTACAATCTCACCAAATGACGTTTTTTGAAACTCTCTACCATTGAACTTAGAAGCGATATCAATATCACAATAATCAAAGTCAACATTCTGTTTCTTTAGCTGAATAGTTGGCAACATATTATCTTTTACTTGGAAAGAGAAGTGAACCTTTTGTATATACAATGGATATTCCTCATCTTCAACATATTCACCCTCATAAGGAACAGGTTGACCATAAGGTAAAACTTTATAATACTGAACATAAGGATACATAGAGTTAATATCAAAAACACAACCTTCTCCAACAACCTTGCCTTCCATACCAGGTTTAACTTGTGTGACACCACCAAAATAACTTTTACGAATAAAACTATCTGTTTCAAAGTCTAACACTGGAAATATTTCTTTAAATCCTTTATCTCCACCAACAGTATTTTTAAATTCATTTAAAGCATCAGAACCAATCGTTGTTTTCTTCAATCCGCTTTGAAATACTTGATAATGAATAATTTTAGCTGTAATCTCAACATCTTTTTTCAAGTATTTATAATCTTCTGGACTCATTGGATCATAAGGATTTCTAATAATATCATAATCCATATCATCTTTAAATACATCTAATCCAAAAGCAAAAGCACAAGCTCGTAATCCCATCGGAACTTTCTTTAAACTATCCTTAATATTTATAAACTGTCTCCCACCTCTAGGTCCTTGTTTACAAATTGTTAAATCAAACCACATTTTCTTACCATCAATTAAACCAGTAAATTCTCCAATAGCTGGATTTCTATCAAATGTAAAAGTATACCCAGCTCTTAGTAGTTGAACAGCTATGAAAGAACCATCGAATTTTAAGTTGTGAAACCAAACATTTTTACTACCATCCAATAACCAATCCATAAAATCATACATTGAATTACCATATAAGAAGTTATCCAATTCACCTGTAAAATTCATGTCTTCTCTTATTTCAGTTGATCCCCAACACCACACAAAAGCTTTATCACCATCTGTTCTTTGTTTCCAATTCTCTCTAGCTTGCCATAATTCAGGATTTTCTTCTTTCACAATCAATTCATCTTTAGGATTATCAGGATGGAGCCATGCTTCTGTATTCGTTTCAAAATCACATGCATATGTTTTTATTTCTTGTTTTTTTCTTTTCTTTTTAACCATATGCCTTTATCTCCCCATTCAATACTTTTCCATTAACTTATACTTTTTTCTAATTTTATCATACCTTTTAATATCAGTTCTAATTGATTCAGCAACACCTTCAAGTCTATCATCTAGTTCACCTTCTGATAAAGAATACTCACCACTTTGATAAATATAATCAAATCCCATACTTGACTGTGCATACATAAAGAAGAAGTTATTGAATTCACTATTACTCATCCCATCAAAGTATTCAATAATATCTTCAACATCATCTCCAAGCATTTCTCTTAACGCTTTAATGTTATTATCTTTTAATTGTGATGACCGTTTTTCATATCTTTGCGGATCACTAACAAGTTTTAAATTTTCTTCTCTCATTTTAACTGTAACATTACTTTGTATTGTTGACGGATCAAACTTATCTCTAACAATTACTGAGCCTTCTGTTTTATCTTTCTTTGTTGAACGTATCAAGTTCCCTTTTCTATCATATCTAGGAATACTTTCAATATATTCCTTTCGCTTCATTTCCAAATCTCTAGCAACATTTGTTTGGAGTGTCATTGTTTTAACTTGTTCTGCTGTAAAAGTTGCCCCATATTTATTTTTGTATAATCCTTTTTTACCCTCAATTGGGGTTAATTTTCTAATGTTTCTTTTCGCTTCTAAATTACTTTGATTTATCTGTTTTTGTGTTGCTACTGTTCCGTCTTTTGTTTTCTTTATTTGCAAATCAGCTCTATATCTTAATTTACTCATTGCTTCTTTCCAAGCGTTAAAACCTTTACGTGTCTTGAAATCGTTAATACTTGTTTTTAAATCAATTTCCCCTGAAATGTCCACACCATATTTTTTCTTTCTAGAACGTATCATTGCTTTAGCGTTGTTTTGAAGTCTGTTAAATTCATTCACATCTATTTCCCTGATAGTGAACTTAGGTTGTTTTTTAGAACGTCGTTTTACCACTTTATTCTCTCCCTTTGGCACTACTACGATTCGAGTTCATCTACTATAAGTTTTGATCTTAATCTTTTCAAGGTCTTGATCTTTATCTTTTAGAAGTTAAATCTTAATCTATTAGTATGAGCCTAATATATTTTATCTTTAGGTTTAGAACTTTATTTTATTTATTTAAACCTTTCTTTCTCCTTTCTTCATTTGATTTACCTTTATTATTTTTCCCGATCTCAATTGTTCGACACCCACAACTTACTGTCTTACCTTGTCTTACATCACCTCCTCTAGCTGTTATAACTTTACCACAATCACATTTAAACCTCCACATAATATGACCTTTTTGTCTTTCATCTAGTTTTTCAATACAAGTCAATCTATTATATTTTTTTCCTGTCATATCAATTGCTACACCCATTAATATCAATTCCTTTTCTTTAAGTTAGTAATATTATAACATCATTTAGACATTTCGTCAATAATTAAATTTTAAAAGTTGGAATATCATTAACTTCCAACTTGTTTATAAATCTTTAAATTATTATTTTCTCCTCTTATGTATGATCCATTTGATATTCTCGTTAAATAATCTAAACTATAATTACTAATTTCACTTAATTCTGTTAAAGTTCCTTCACCTATTATTTTATTATTATTAACAAGTAAGTATACAAATACTGAATTTCTTACTTTAACTAATTCATGTTTAACTCTTTTAGATTTTCCTTTTTTACATCTTGAAACTTTATTCCATAAGGAATGAGGTTTTAACCCCATCCCTTCAGCAATTTCATGAACAGTGCCTTCAGCTATAAATTCATCATTTTTATAATATTTATAAACAGCTCTATTCTTCCCCTCCATTCCTTCTACCTCCTACATGTTTAGTAAATCTTCAAAATACCACATAACTTCTTGTGAAAATTCTTTTTCATTCCAATTGTTTAATTCACATACTTTCTTACTTTCTCTTTCACCATTATAGAAATCACTTAAAAATATAGTTGCAATTCTTTTAACTTCATTTTCCCATTCATTCATTACCTCGTCAATCCTCCTTAAAAATAAAAGGAAGCAATTAAGCTTCCTCTATTTAATTATTATGCTTGTTTTTTTTCACCGTTAGGCATAAGTGTTAATTCTTCAGCAAGAACTTCAGTTACATACACTTTTTTACCATCTTGTCCGTCATAGTTACGAGTTGAAATGCGACCAGTGAACCCTACTTGATGTCCTTTTTTCACATAGTTAGCAAGTGTTTCAGCAGGTTTACCCCAGATTACAACACGAATAAAATCAGCTTCACGTTTACCAGTCTTTTTATTAACGAAAGATTGTTGCACAGCTAAGTCAACATTTGCTACTGCTTTCCCTTCTGGTGTGTATGTTAAATCTGCATCCTTAGTTGTACGTCCCACTAAAATTACTTTGTTAATCATTATAAATTCCCACTTTCTTCATTATATTTAGTAAGGTTTTAATCTTTCAATTAATTCCTCATAACAGCATCCTAATGTTTCAAGTAACAGTATACATGATATTTCATTTGGATATGTGATTTTAACTTTAAAGGTGGTAAGTTAACAAGAACGGTAATTTTTAATATTGATCTGCTCTCTATTCCTTTAAGATGCTGTTATCAAGAGCGAAATGTCTTTCGCTTAACCCTTGATATTATTATAACATGAAGTTCTCACTATTACAAGCTATAATTTTTATTTCTTTTCTCTTCAATCTGGTGAATGTTAGAGAAATAATTTTGTTGTCTTTCCAACTGTCAGAAATCAAGACATATAAAGTGTGTGGCTTTGCATGTCTAACATAAAGGTTTTAAAGTCTTACCTGACTAACGATGTAAAACATTTTGTAGCTGTCGCTACTGCTTAGTTAAATTATGTATGATTCATTTGAGAAAGTAACCCTTCAAGGATATTCTAAAAATATCTTTACTTCCTCGAATCACTTTCTTTCATCTAGAGAAGAGGCTTTCACCTCTTTTCTTTTTGAATTTTTATTATTGATCTATGTTCAGTAGAATCAATAATCCTACAAATGCGCTTGCAGGAGCTTTTTATAATTCTTAATGTAATTATATCATCGTCTTTCCGATGTGTCAAACTAATTTGTGTATTTTTGTTCATTTCTTTTGATCTTGAACTTGATCTTTTTCAACGAAAACATTTTATTTTCTTTTAGGTCTTTCCCTAACGTCAATATACGATAATTTTATGTAGGAGATTTTTTACGTGTTCTCCTTCACGGGTTTCCTTTAGTTTTCCATCTGTTGGTATACGTTGTCCTAACGGGTTATTTCTCCTGGTTTTCCTTCCAGTGGTTTTAACGTCTTATTCCATGACAGGGTTTTAACCTCTTTTCCTTGAGTGGATACAAATACTATTTACTTGTATTGGCGTACAAGGGTTTTAAAGACTTTTCCTTGTCATTTTGGTTATTTCCTTTTTTCTCTTTCATACAATCGTTGTTGTAAACGATATCCTTCTAAATACCAAATCTTATCTTTAATTTTCTTTTTACACAATTCAATACCCAATTCTCTATCATAATTAATCGGATCAACACATCCACTTGATTCTACGATTGTAAAACCATTTGGTAATACTGCTGTAACAATGGTTAATTTAGATTCTTTTTCATCAATAATGAATCTTGTTTCTTCCATAATATCATTTATTTGTTCTTGGGTTACTTTATTCATGTAATACACCTCCTTTTTCTTTACTCTTTCTGTTACATCCACTATACCATTTCCTTGAACATTCAGTCAACACTTTTATTCTATATAATAATCATAAATTAAAATTGAATTATAATTACCTAAAATTAAATCATTATTTAGTTCTTTTTGTAGATTAATTAATTCATTTATATCTTTTAAAACAATTATTCTTTCTTCTCTATTATACCAATACTTTTTTAAAATCTCATCATAATGGTATACATCATAAGAAGTTTCAGCACAATCTATCGTGAATTTAATCATCCCCACCACTCCTACCACTTAATATTTAATTCATCAAAATTTTCATCGAACCCTAAAAACATTTTATATCGCATTATATCTTCTAATATTAATTCCTTTTTTATCTTATTGTCTGTTCTTGCTTTTAAATAATAACATGTTTCCAATGTATTCATCACCATAATAATTGTTTTTAAATCAGTCATTCCCCCAATCCCCCTACCATTTCCTATTTAAATATCTTGTTAACTCATAAATACACTGTAAACACAACTGATCACGTAACCATTCTCTTTTCTTTATCTTTCCACATCTATAACATTTACAAAACATAAAGGCATCTCTCCTTCTTTGTCTCTCCGAGAATACGCGCTAAGCGCTTATTCAGGAGAGACCTTTTTCTTTTCCCCCGAAAGACCTAAGACCTTAAAGACCTTAAGATCAAAATATAAAAGATGAAACAAACTATAATATAAGGAAGCACATATAATATGAAGTTCATTTTAAGCCCTCCTAAGTTAATTTAAAATACCATGACCATGACCATTTTCTACCGTAAAAATAAGTTGAATCACTATACACAATTTTCTTTTTCATTTTAAGACCTCCTGATTAAAAGATTAAAGGATAAACAAAAACACCAAAGAAGAATCCTGACAACCACAACATAATGTATTTCATTTTAAGACCTCCTATAGAACTTCCCATTTATCAGAAAATAATTCAATCATTGTTTCTTTCCATGGAACTCTACCAAAACGACTTTCTACATATAAATAAGGGGCTGTCATTTTTGAATGTTTATCAGGGTATTGTATTTTAATAGAAACATCATCGCTCCATTGTGGTAACCTCATTGAAGTTTTTCTTTCTTGCAATAAATCAAATGCTTTTCCAAATTTCATTTTAAGACCTCCTAAGTTAATTCGTCAATTATGTATAAAAGAAAAGAGAAGATCAAGAAAGACCTTCTCTATTTAATTATGCTACTACTTCTTCAGCAACTTCTTGAACTGGTTCTTCTTCAGATACTTCAATTTTTTCAGCGTTTGCAATGAAGTCTTCTACAGAAATTTTGTATTGCGCTTCGTCTTGAACAAGATCAAGAACAATCACATTTTCACCTTTGAATGCTTTTTGAACCACTTTTGTAGCTTTTTCAAGGTCAAGTTTACCTTCTTCAACTAGTTTACCTTTTACTTCTACTTCAGTTGATCCTAATTTTAATTCTCCAATTACGATAGTTGTTGATGCAATAGTACGTGTAATAAATTTAGCCATTTTAAATTCCTTCTTTCATTTAAGTTTTTATTTTAATTTTAATTGATAACTTTTCCGTGAATTAAATATAACATTTTAAAATGATAAATGCAAGGGGTTTTATTAAATAAATTTGAAAAGATTTAAAAGGAATAAAAATATCAAAAGAAAAAAGACAAAACCAAATGATTAAAAGAATAAAAATATAAAACATAACGAGTTTCTTCTATTATATAGGTAAAACTAAAAGAATAAATTAAAAATAAAAGATCAAAAGAAAAACATATAAATAGAAGAAAAAATAAATAAACTTTAAATATATCATAAAATATGTTATTTCGTCAAGAAATAAATGTTGCTATTTTTTGATTCATAGTTTAATATATTAATCAAGGGGAAAATAAAACCTTAAAATCTATTAAAAGGAAGGGATAAAAATGGATAGAGAAACACTTGGAACTTTAATGGGTGAGTTTGAAGCTCCTGAAACTGCTGATAGTCGTAAATCAGAAATCATGTTGGAATTAAATGAAGGTTTTAGCAATATTATTGCAAAACAAGAAAAATTGCAAAAAGATATGAGTGCTATTGAAAAGAAAAATCTAGAACTTCAAAAAACAAATTCCCATTATGCAAACCGTATTGCTACTCAGTCACTTGATATGGTTGAAAAACAAGAACTGAAAAAAGCTCAGGAGAAGAAAGAACGAACATTGAGCGATGCTTTAAAAGGTCTTTAGGTAATAACACCTCTAGGTGATTACACATACAATTTAATAGAAGAAAAGAGGAAAACAAATGGCTAAAATTAACATGAATGATGTTAACAGTTTGCTTGGTGCTGAAACAACAGCAGAAACATTAAACATGATTCGTAGAGAATTAGGTGGAGCGTATGCGTTAGCTGTTCCAGAAGCGAATGACCGCAATATTGGTGAAGTTGGTATTGGTATTAACTCTAATCCAGAACACCGTAATAGTTTCTTAAATCAATTAGTGGATCGTATTGGTTTAGTTGTAATCAAACATAAATCAATGAATAACCCACTAGGTAAATTTAAAAAAGGTACAATGCCTTTAGGCTACACAATTGAAGAAATTTATACAGATATCACGAAAGCGAAGAAGTTTGATCCAACTGATGCTGAATCTACTTTATACAAACGTGAACTTCCTGATACAAAAGCATTCTTCCATCAACGTAACCGTGAACAGTTCTATGAACAAACAGTTTCACAAGCTGAATTAAAAGCAGCATTCGTTTCATATCAGAACTTAGATAACTTTATTACTGGTATTTTTGAAGCTCTTTATAATTCTGCTGAAGTGGACGAGTACTTATGGATGCGTAAGCTGATTGATCAGTATTATGAAAAAGGATATTTCCACCATGTAAAAGTAGAAGCACCTACATCTCAGGATACAGCTCGTGCTTTTGTTAAGAAAATGCGTGCTTATGTTCGTAAATTAACGCTTGGAATGGGTTCGCGTAAATACAACCATACTGGAGTACATACTCGTTCTGAAATGGAAGGATTACACTTATTTATTACAGCAGAAACAGAAGCTGAAATTGATGTTGATGTATTAGCAGTTGCTTTCAACATGAACAAAACTGATTTCTTATCTAAAGTTACTGTAATTGATGAGTTTGCTGATCCAGCAATTCAAGCAGTTCTTGTTGATGAAGATTGGTTCATGTGTTATGACAACAATATTGAAATGACAAATGTTTACAATCCAAAAGGTCTATACTGGAACTACTTCTACCATGTATGGCAAACACTTTCTTGTTCAACTCTTGAAAATGCTGTTGTATTCTCTACAGCAGATGCTCCTCAACCAGTTGAACCAAAAGCAACAATTTCACCAAAAACAGCTAGTGTAAAAGCTGGTGAATCTACAACATTCTCTGGTTCTACTGAAGGTGAAGGAGAAGTTACAGACAAAGCGTATGCTGTAGCTGGTGGAACAAAAGCAGGAACTAAAATTGATTCAGTAACTGGGAAATTAGATGTTGATGCAACTGAAGAAGCTGGAGCAGATAAACTAACTGTTACATTCTCAGCTAAAGTAGGTGGAGTACCAGTATCTGATACAGCTAAAGTAACAGTAACTGCACCCTAAGCCACCCAAACCAACAATTGATCCTGTTTCTGTAGGTGAAAATATTCATGTTACAGGAACAGGAATTCCTAATTACTGGATTCATTTAAATCATGAACAAGTAAGTGGTGGAGGAACAAGTGATGTCTTCCAAATTGAAGGTGATGGGACTTATAGAAGTTTAAATACATTAATAAATGTTTCCTTAGGAGATATTATTAAAGTGGCTCAATCTCCTCACGAGTTTGATGATGAGGAATTGTGGTCTGATTTTGAAGTATATGAAGTAAAATAAAGGAGGAACGTCTAAAATGGCAGTTGTACCATTAAGTGGAAGTAACGTCTTTTTTAAAAAAGGCGTTCCTTTTTCTAATGACCACAAGCACACAAGATGGTTTGATAATATAGAAGACCAATTTAATTATTTTGCCAGCAGAACAACGGTTCATTCGATGGGAGAAGTTAAATTTATTGAGAATAATGGTAAAAATTATATTAGCGCTGATGCAGGAATAGATGAATTGCGTGATGTGAATTATCTTATGTTCCAGAATGCCCAGTACAATAATAAGTGGTTTTATGCTTTTGTTACTCAATTAAAGAGAAAAACAAGTTCTATGACAGAAGTATATTTTGAGATTGACGTGTTGCAAACTTGGCGTTTTGATATGTCGATATTAGGCTCATTTGTTGTAAGAGAACACTGTCCATTATGGAATCCTGATGGATCACCTGTCATTAATACAGTTGATGAGGGATTAAATTATGGAACTGAATATGAATCAGTAAATGTTCACCATCATATTCCGAATAGTGGTATTCGTTTTCTTGTTATTGCTTGTAAAAAGGCGGTACATGGAACAAATAAAGATAAAGTAATGCCTAGTCTTGTTGGTGTTGGTCAACCGTTTAGTTATTATGTAGTTCCATTTGTTGATAAAGATGTAATTGTGAATGCAACAATTCAAGGTGAAAGCCATCGAATGTCAACATTAATAGATACACTTGCTTCTCTTTATAAAGATGATAAAATGACAAATAACATTGTTACGATGTTTATAACAGAACAAACAGGTTTGAAGTATACAACAGCAGAAAACGAAGCTGGATATGGAATTAACTTTAGCAGTGATGGGCAAGTTGTTGAATACGCTGAATCTGATGGTGCTAAAATGGTGTATGTGAGCGACTGTAAACAGTTTTCTACTAAAAACACTTTTATAGGACCGAAATATGAAGGATATAGAAGCGTAAAAGAAAGTAAATTGTTAATGTATCCTTACACAGTTTTAACACTGGATGATATGCAAGGAAATCGAAGAGACTTTAAAAACGAATATATTTCTAGACCTGATATTACGTTAACAGCTAAAGGATCACTTGGAACTAGTAATAAAGTATCTTATAGTATTGCTGGATATAATATGGATATTAATAATGCTATGCATCAATTCATGTTAGATGAATGGGGAATACAAAATATAAACCCAAATGATGTATCAATTATAACCGAATTAATTTCAGCATACATTCAAGGTAATAAAAATCAGCTTCATAACCAAGTTGATCAAATTACGTTGAATGGTACAGCAGGTTTTGCTCAGAATTTATTGGGTGCTGGAAGTTCTTTAGCAACAGGTAATTATGTTGGTGGAGCTTCGTCAGGTATTGGAGCTGTTAAAGGTGCTGGTAATACAGTTCTACAGTTACAAGCTATAGAAGCTAAAATTGATGACATTATGAATATTCCTCCTACAATCAATAAAATGGGAACGAACACAAGTTATGATGTTGGTAACGGTTATAATGGTGTATTCTTGATTAAGAAACAGATCAAACCAGAATATCAAAAGAAACTTGAGGATTTCTTTAAGTTATATGGTTATAAAAAGAATGAAGTAAAAGTGCCAAATCTACACACTAGACAAAATTGGAATTATGTGCAAACAAAAGATGTAAATATCATCGGTAATTTTAACACGGAAGATTTAAATGAATTAAAAGCTATCTTTGATGGTGGTATTACTTTGTGGCATACAAACGATGTAGGAAATTATAGTTTAAGTAATGAGGTGATATAGATATGTTTAATAATTTACAATTATATATGAATCCAAACCAAATACAAGAAAAGGTCGGTAATTTCTACTATTGGCATTATGCAAAACAATTAAGTCAATTAACCTTTCAATTATTTGAGTGGGAAAACTTGCCAGAATCTGTTGATCCTCGTTTCTTAGAAATGATGTTACACACTCGCGGATATGTTGGATTTTATAAAGATAATAACGATAGCTTTGTTGCGACAGATGGCACAGCAGGGGTTAAATTAAATCGTTATTGGCAACCAACAATTTTTAATACTGTTTCTACAAACCCAGAAGATGAAAAGATTGCTTATGATATCTTTAATTATGGTGATGATCCAGATTTAATTAAACAAAATAGACATGGTCTTGTGATTTGGAATAATGATTTACATATTCCAACTATGGACAGTGTGATTATGTTTGCTAAAAAGTTAGCAAATGCATCTGAAATTATTGATATCAATTTGAATGCGCAGAAGACGCCTGTATTAGTTACAGCAGAAGATTCTAATAAGTTTTCATTGATGCAAATTTATAATCAATATGAAGGTAATGCGCCTGTTATTGTTGCAAATAAGCACTTTGATCCTAAAACAATTAGTGTTCATAAAACAGATGCTCCTTATGTTGTTGATAAGATTAATGATCAGAAGAATGCATATTGGTCTGAATTCTATACAATGTTGGGGATTCAGAATGTTCCTATTGATAAGAAAGAAAGATTAACAAGTGCAGAAGCAACTTCAGGAAACGAAAGAGATAGAGCATCTGAAAATATCATGCTTAAAAATAGAAAAGATTTTGTTGAAAGAGCTAAAATTTTATACCCAGGTGAATTAGAAGATTTAGATGTTAAAATGAGAACTGATATTCTTCAGATGTATATGGATAATGAAGGTTTTGAAATTGATGATGAACAAGGTGGTGAAGTAGATGGCTCTTTATAGTATTGAATTAAGAAGATATATAGATCACTTTACTCAATATGAAAGACCTCAACCTCCTATTAAGAAAAGAATAGAAGTTGGACAACCACATTTATTTGATTTCGATTATCCTTTCTTTGATGAAAGTAAGAGAAAAGATTTTGAAAGAAAATGGATCAGAAGATTCTATATGAGAGAAGTTGGATTTGAGACCATTGAATTGTTTAAGTTTCATTTAGAAAATTGGATGAATGAAAGAATGCCTTATTATAATCAAAGATTTAAAAGTGAATTGATTGAGTTTGATCCACTATTAAACACAAAAATGGATCGTTCGAAAGATAAAAATATTGATGGTACTCGTAAAGATAACATTGATACAACTGGTAATAAGAAAGGTACTACAGGTCTTAAAACAACTGAAAATGGTGAATTTGAAACTCATACCGCAAATGATGGTGAAACGAAATCGAATGGGACTGGTAAACTTACTTCAGATGGAACGAATGATACAACTACAGATAGAACTATTGAAGATATTGGAAGTAAAAAAGGTAATAATCAAAATGTTCATGATGGAACTAGCTTTGCTAGAACTTTAGATGAAGATACACCAGATGGTAGACTTGATATTACAACTGAAGATGGTAAAGGAATTATTAGATACGCTTCTAAGATCAATGAGGTTACTGGAAAAGATCATGCAAACGATGAAATCCATATCGATGAATCTACTAAGAAAAATAGTTTAGATAATACCATTGATAAGGTGAAGACTCATGATGAGAGCAATAGTGAAACAACCGCTTCTGGTGAATCTCATGATGTTGGTAAGGCTACTGGAACAAATAGTTCTACTGGCACGAAAGATGGTACTTCGAATGAAGATGTTACAGGAAATTCTAAGTTAGATCAAACTACTAATCAGATTATGTTAGAAAAAGAAAACTATGTCGGTAAAATCGGTGTTGAAACATACTCGGAAATGCTACAAAAGTATCGTGAAACATTCCTTAGTATTGAAACTGAAATTTACGATGAATGTGAAAAGAAATTATTTATGTGGGTTTACTAGAAAGGAATGATGAGATGAGTAATGTTAGAAAAGTTGGTTTATTACCAACAAGTCCTTACAGACGATATTTACCTAGTGCTTTTGATGAATCAATGAACATTTATGAGCAACTTATTACATGTATTGAACATGTAAATAATCTTGGTATATCTTTCAATGAATTAGTTGATTGGTTAGATAAAGTTGTATTGCAGCAGAATGAAAGACTAGATGAACAAGATAAAAAGATTGATATGTTACGTGATGAGTGGCATATTTTTGAAGATTATGTAATTAACACTCTTCTAAAGAAAAAAGTTGTTGAAGTTCTTAAAGAATGGTTAGAAGATGGAACGCTTGCTGAAATAATCAACAATGATGTAATGAATATGAAAGTAGATAAAGTTGGAACAGTTTATGTGAAAGATTTTAAAAAATTAGAAGATGAAACTGATGATACAGGTCGAGTGAAAAGAGCTTTTGAAGAGTTAAAGAAAGATGAAAATTCTACTCTTGTGTTTGAACCGATTAAATATGTTGTGTCTGAGGGTTTTGATGTTCCATCTAATAAAGTTATTAGAGGTTATAAAGGTAAAACTGTTATTGATGGTAAAAATATTCCTGCTGGAACAACGCTTTATCAAGTAGGAATGTTTTATGTAAAAGGAACATTAGCTGATCCTATTGCTTTGGCTCAAAGTGTTGAGCAAGGTTCGAGTGTATTAGTTGGTCCTGCTTGTGATGCTTTATTACCTGAAGATTTATTGATTGTGACTAGTGACCAACCTTATGATGTTGGTGCTCCTCCAAGTTCTAGACGCGGTGAGATTGTAACGGTAAAATCATTTGATGGAACAAACATTCAATTGATGGGTGAAGTTTACTTCTCTTATGATCAAACGAAAAATGCTAGAATTCAATGTATGCGTGGAATGAAAAATACAACAATCAGAGATTTAGATATTATTGTGGGTGGTAAAGGTAAAGCACATAATGGTGTGATTGTAGAAAACGCCCAACGTATCTATGTTGATAATGTGTTTATTGATGGTGCGGAAGATTGTGGTGTTGTTATAACGAATGGATATAACTGTCACGTGTTAAACTCGGATATTATTAATAATACTTCTCCTGGCGGAACTGTTGGAACAAGTGGTTATGGCGTTGCTTTCCTTTCTTCTAAAGAATGCTCGGCAAATAATAACTTCTTTAGAAATTCAAGACATGCTGTAGCAGGTGGAGGATTTATTCCAGCGTTTGCCTGTGATGTTATTGCGAATAAAGCTGTTGATTGTCCGCAATATGCGTATGATTGCCATGAACCTTGTTTATTCTGGAACTTCTCAAATAACTCAGCAACATCATGTGTTGGCGGTTTCACAATTCGTGGTCAATACACAAGAGTTGTAGGTAATACAATTACTAGTTCTTTTGCAAATGGTATTTTAGTTGAAAGTTATACCCCTGTTGATAATCAAAAAGGTAACTTGATTGCTGATAATATTATTAAATACTCTAAGTTAAATGGTATTTTCTGTGATGGTACAAATGCGATTCAAACAGATTTAACGATTGTTAACAATAAAATATCTGATGTGAAATTTGCAGGTATTAACGTTTTTAACTTAACAAACGCTGTTATCAAAGGAAACACCATTAAAAATGACTATGAAAATGGTATACGTGTTCTAGGTAGAGCTACTGGTTATAGAAGTTTTAAATTGATTATTGAAGGAAATACGGTTTATAAGAGCCGCTTCTCTAACATTCGTGTTGCAGGTGTTGATAATGTTGTTATCTCAAATAACAATGTTGAAGGTAACACAAAAGATGGTATTGAATTATTTGGAGCTATTGAGTTTATTGTTAATGATAACATGATCAAGGATTGTGAGTTCTATGGTATCCGTTCTGAAGAATCTAAGAATGGTAACTACTCTAATAACTATATTAAAGCAGTTCGCGGTGAAAACTCTGATGGTTTACGTTTAATTAAAGGTAACTTGATTGTTGTGAATAGTAATACTATTGTGAATCCTAAGCGCTTTGGTGTGTATACAACCGATACTCTTTATACAGTTATCACTTCTAATAATGTGTATGAATGTCCTGTTGATGGTATTAAAATTGATGGGCCGATCAAAACACATATTAACCAAAACAATTTAACGAAGGCTATTGACGCTTAGTGAAAGAAGGTCAAAAATCCGTAGGGGCAAATGGGAAACAAAATTCCATGTTCCCTATGGATGTAATGTATATCACACAGGGTGAATCAGGGGATTTCTCACACAGTAAAGCGAAAGCTGTTGACTATATACACTTAACAAAAGCAGGTGTAAGAACAAGACAAGCTTGGTATTATGCTCCTGCTGATATGACAGTTATTAATCAAGGTAGTGCAGGTACAATGTGGGCTACAGATAATGAAGTTAACACCCCTACTGGAACTAAGAGAATGTGTTACATGTTTTGGCATGACAACAACCATTCTAATTATAAAGTAGGAGATAAAAGAAAGCAAGGTGAAAAATGTGGTCAAACTGGTACAGCTGGTTTTGCTACAGGGGATCACTTACACATTGAAGTTATGAATGGAGCTGTATTCGATAAATCAAATGCTGTTCATAACTGGGATGCTTTCTTTGTAAATGATACAGAGATTGTTGTAGATTTTGGATATGCTTGGAAAACAACTGATGATCAAACTGGTATTGATAATGAGACATGTCAACCTCCTAGTAACTCAGGTAATGGAACTTTCGACATTAATGAACGTGTTAATGATAAAGTAAGAAGTTATCGAGGAGCTATGGAAGAAGAATGTAAAAGACAAGGTGTTGGTATGGATGCTGTACCTGGCTTGTTAGCAATTATGATGGTTGAATCTGAAGGGCGAGGAGGAGACCCGATGCAGTCATCTGAATCTGCTGGATTACCGATGAACACTTATACAAATCCTGCCGACAGTATAAGACAAGGTGTGAAACACTTTAAAGAAAGTTTAGATACTACATTGCAATATGGTTGTGATATCTGGACTGCTTTCCAACAATATAACTATGGGATTGGCTATGCTAAATGGATTAGTGAAAGAGGTAAAGTTCATACTTTAGAGTTATCAATTGAATATTCGAGAACTAAGGTTGCTCCTAGTTTGGGAAATACAACTGGAATAAAGGTTCCGTATAACAGACCTGAAGCGATAGAAATAGGTTACCCTTGGAGATATCTTAATGGTGGTAACTTCCATTATGCGAGAGTTTTGCAATTATATACAACTGGTGATGGTTCAATTAATAGTTGTGGTGGAGATAATACAGGTGAAACAGAAAAAGAGAATAAAAAATTAAATGATTATATAGCTCAGTTACTAAGTAATCAAGTTAGTGGATGGAATTTTAAAAGAAATAGATATATTGAAGGATAAGAAAGTGATGGTGTAATCAATGGAGCAATTAGTCCCGTTTATTAGTCAAGTCGGATTTCCAATATTTGTAGCAGTATTTATGATGACAAAAGTAACTAGTGCTTTGGATAGTGTAAAAGACGCAGTAAATAATTTAACAATAGCGATAGAGAAAATGGAGGAAAGATAATATGGGTAATATTGTAGATATTTCTAAATGGAATGGTGATATCAATTGGGACACAGCAAAACCGTATATTGATTTTATTATAGCACGTGTTCAAGATGGTAGTAATTATCGTGATCCTCGTTATAATGGATACGTTGCTGATATGAAACGTAAAGGAATACCTTTTGGTAGCTATGCTTTTTGTAGATTCGTTTCTATTAATGATGCTAAGAAAGAAGCACAAGATTTCTGGGAGCGTGGAGATAAATCCTCTACCGTTTGGGTAGCAGATGTTGAAGTTAAAACAATGGATGATATGAGAGCGGGAACGCAAGCTTTCATTGATGAATTACGTCGATTAGGAGCTAAAAAAGTTGGATTATATGTAGGACATCACATGTATGAACCTTTTGGTATGAGCCAAGTGCAAGCAGACTTTGTTTGGATTCCTCGATATGGTGGTAGTAAACCGAAATATCCTTGTGATATATGGCAGTATACTGAAACAGGTCATACACCTGGTATTGGCAAGTGTGATTTAAATCAATTGATTGGAACTAAAAATTTAGCATACTTCACTGGACAAGATGATCAAACTCCAAAAGGTTATCAATATGTAAGAAGTGGTGGATTGGGTTCTAGTTTAATTGAGGAAGTTTCAACTAAAATGAATGAGCTTGGAACTAAGGGTAGAATTATTTTAAATCCAAGTGAAGGACTTGCCTTTGTACAAACTGATGTATTACCTAATGGAGAATTAGATAAGATTACATCTTGGTTTGATGAAAAAGGTTGGTGGTATGAGTATATACAAGGTTGATAATGTTTCATGTGAAACAATGGGGAAAATAGGGTTGAAAAAATTTTGACCCTCCCCTATTTGAAATGGAAAACCAAAAACTTTAAAATGTAAAAAGCTTATGATTTAAATATATAAATAGGAAAATCGTAGAACCTTATAAATAAAATATTATAAAAATAAAATAAAATAAATTTGGTTTTGAGTCGAAAAAATTTTTGGAATAAATTATAAAGTGGAGGGTTGATTCTGTTATGGAAAACTTAACATTATTTGAATTTGAAAAAGAACAGAATGAAGAAAAGAAAGAAAAGATAAATAATAAGTTAGAGAAAAAGAAAATAGAAGATTTATATTATAACCCACAACAATTGTTAAGTTATAACAGAATCATGAACTTCACAATTGCTTCGCGTGGTATTGGTAAAACATATGCAATGAAAAAATATTGTATAAATAGATTCTTAAAAACTGGAGCACAATTTATTTACTTAAGAATGTATAAAACTGAATTAAAGAAAGTGGATCAATTATTTAATGATGTTAGTCAGGAATTCCCTGATACAAAGTTTGAAACTAAGGGTAAAGAGTTTTACATTAATGGTCAACTAGCTGGTTTTGCTGTTCCGTTAAGTGCATGGCAAAGTTTTAAAGGTAATTCGTTTCCTAATGTTGAAACAATATTATTTGATGAGTTTATACGTGAGAAAGATAATGTAGGTTATCCTCCAAACTGTGTGGAAGCACTACTTAATATTATAGATACTGTAATTCGTAACCGTGATAACTTTAGATGTGTTTGTTTGAGTAACTCTGTGTCAGTTGTTAATCCGTGGTTCCTATACTTTAATATACTTCCTGAGCCAGATAAAGAAACAGGTAAGTTTAAGAGATTTTATAAATATAAACATGCTGTGCTTGAAATACCTGATGGTAGAGACTTCAAAGAGGAAAGAATTAAGACAAGATTTGGTGCTATGATTAGCGAGTTGGAATATGGTCGCATGAGTTTAGATAATGAATTCACACACGATGTTGATACTTTCATTATGAAGAGAGCTAAGACTTCTGTGCACTTCTGTAACATTGTATATAAAGGTTTTACAATGGGTATGTGGGTTGACACTAAGAGTGACTTTATGTTCTTATCACAAGACTATGATCCTAGTTCTAAGAAAACTTTTGCTTTGACTAAAGATGATATGAGTGAAAATAGAATACTTGTTAATAATTATAGAAGTGAATACTACTTGGATAAAATTGTGAGAGCATTTAAAAAGGGATTATTAATGTTCGATAATCAAATTGTTAGACAAACTAGTTATGAAATGTTTAAAAAGATGGGTGTGCAATAATGAAAGACTTCAAAATAAAGTTAAAAGAATTAAAAGATTTAAAAGACAAAGAAAAAAGCCTTCCTTAATTGGAGGGCTTAGTTGTTGTTTATACCTTTTTGTTTTATCTCACCAAGAATGTGTTCTTTACCTTTGGTAAACTTGTAATCTCTTATATCATTTTTGAAGAACCAGTATAGAAAATCATCGAAACAATTATCACCTGTGAATGATTGTGATTTGATATCTAGTGAACCGTATGAATTATATTCTATTGTTATCATATTAAGCACCAACCTTTATTAATCTAACTTCGTAGAATTCTTTGTGTTCTGATTTAGTTCCTTTGTATCTTGTTTTACCTGATTTAAGACGAACTGCTGAATTGTTCATTTCATCATAACTGTATAATTCTGTTACTTTATATATTCTAGATTCATACTCTAAACCATATTTTTCACACATTTCATCTGCTCTTTTAATTAAGTTTGGAAGTGAAGGATCATTTATGTAATTTACTTTTCTGTTAATAGAGAATTTAGGTAAGAATCTTGAATCTCTTCTAGTTATATTTTCCATTATTTGTTCACCTTTTCTTTCCAAAGCATATGTAGTTGTTCACAGAAATTAGTTAGTTTGCAAGATAAATCAAAGTCAATGTCTCCTTCTCTATATTGACGATTAATTTCCAATAAAGCTTCTGCATATGTTAAATGATCCATTATTAAAACCACACTTTCATGAAATTTGTTAAGAAGTTCCCTTCACCAATAAATGCTGATATTATTGTTCCTGCTATGAATAACCACATTACGAAACATAATATTTTAAGAGAACCGTTAGATAAATTTTCTTCCATTGTTGGTAGCTCTTCGAACTCAATGTTGTTAGCTTTACAATAAGCTTTACGCATAGCTCGTTTTTCTGCAAGTTCTAAGTTTTTTAGTTTATTACCTTTATGTAGTTCATTTTGAATAAATACATCATATTGATCGAAGTTATTATTGTTCATTTACATCATCCCCTTAGTCATTGTAATTGAGAATTGAGCTTTCCATACTTTACGTTGAGCTTCAATGAAAGACATTGCTGAATTGTATGTTACATTGTTAGAATAAGATAATTCTTCAATGATGTCAATAGGTAATCTGATTCCCATTGATTCATATTTATCAATTGCTTCTTCTTGTTCTACAGTTAAGTTTGTTACTGTTCTGCGTTTAGCTTGTTCAGTTGCATATACTAAGTTTTCTAATTCTTGTTGTTTGATTTTGATTAACTTTTTAATTTCTTTAAGTTCTTCTTTTTTATCGGCTAATTCATTCATTTGCATTACTTGTGAAGTTGTTGCTTTAACATTATTTGATGTTTCTTTTACTGAACCTAAAATCATTCCTACGATTGCTATAAAAGTTAGTACTACGATTCCCATTGTGTAAATTGACATTTTGTTTAATCCCCTTTATTATTGTATTAGTTGTTTTCTTAACCTATAATTATTATATCATTTAGTTGTTAATTCGTCAATAGATTTATTTAATTCTTTTTCTCTTAAGAAGTTATAAATTAATAGTTCTATCTGTTTAACTCTTAAAGTGCTCATTAATGATGAATGTTGTTTTAAATCTCCGAAATTAGTTAGTATATTCTTTTCTATTTCTTTAAATGAATTTAATTTACAACCTTTGTTATCGATATAAATTTCAGCTAGATCATAAATTATTTCCTCTTTATATTTCATTGTTATTCCTCCTAAAATATTATAGTATAATCATAACATAAAAATGAAAATATATCAATGTTATATCGTCAATATTAATAAAAATATTTCACAATTAATTGGGGGAAACTGGTAAAAAAGTGTACCCAATTACATTT